ACAAAACGCTTTTCAGCCCAACCTTGACCACGATTCCAATATGGCTAATCCGATCGACGCCGTCATGTGGAAAGTCCATAAAGCAAAGGTCGCCTAGCTTTGGAACTTCTTTCCAACGCCCTTGATCCTTCATTTTTTGAGCACCGGCAGCTGTGCTGACCATGCTTGGAATCTTGACGCCAGCCTCATGTGCACACCAGTTAACAAAAGAACCGCACCATGGCAGCCCGTCGGCCTTTGTGAACTTGCCGTATTTTGTAAGGTTTTCGCCTTTTTCAACTGTGCCAACTTCTGCGAGCGCAACTGCACTCAAGGCTGCGGCTGTACCTTGCGGATAAGTCATGCTAGCAATGCTTCCGCTTCTTCAGCTGTTAGTCCAAGTTTGGTCAATACAGCTTCTTTTGCCGCAACCTTTGCCGCTTTTTCCGCTTCTCTTGCTTGAGTCATAGCTTGCTGAGCTTCGTACTCTTTAAATTCTGCCGCTGTCATTTCACGATCAAGAATTTCGTTTGTTTCTACATTGTGAATGCGTACCATTGGATTAGTCATTAGTTCACTCCATATACATAAACAGTTCCACCAGACCAAGTGTTTGGTGATTGACATTGTACATTTATAGCCGTGATGGCTGCGGTGTTATTCCATCTATGCGCAGTTATTGTTACCGCAGGATTTGAGCCATCTTTTACGCCTGAATGGGCGGTATAAATTTTGTTGGCTGTTGTGTCTGCATAATTTGGAATAGAAATTACAAGATTGTTATTTTGGTCGCTAGCAGGTGCGCCAATGTAACTAATCGCTGAAGAATTATTTTCACCAATTACGCCAGTCAGGTTTGAACCAAATAAGCGAGTGCCGCTGTAAGCATAATTTGAAGCCGTGGAATCTGTATTTAAATAGAAAAAACAAGTGTTAACTCCACTAGCATAAAAATCTGTAACATAAATTTTTAACTCTTTGTAAGTTCCGGGAATGCTTCCGACGGTTGTTGTTGCTCCGCTTAAAGCTGTGCCGCCGCTATTGATTAAAGTCATACTGCCACTTGCTGCCGGCGTAGCCCAGGTAGGTACGCCACCGGCAACAGTCAAAACCTGTCCAGTTGAACCAATAGCTAAACGTGTGTTTGTGTTTGCAGTGGCAGAAGCGTAATTGGTGTCTCCAAGTGTTGTTGACGGATTTAATGCTTTTAACCTCGTATCAACGCCTTGTAAAGCTACGTCAAAATCCGCCGGCAAGTCTGTAACTAGATCTGTTGAAGTCGGCAATACAAAGCCGTAGTTTGTGGTCGGATTGGCCATTTATCTACCTTTCATTTTATGACACAATTGTGGCATATTCCCATGTCAAGATTGGCGACACGCTCGCCCACGTTTCGGTAACTGGCACGTCATTCCAGCGCATAGCTTGTAGAGAATATGCCAAAGGTGACATAAGCAAGGTTACTGAAAGCTCGTTGTAACTGGCTCTAAAGGTAAAGCCCTCAACAAAGCCTTGGAATGTGCCGGCAGACATATTTAGTGGCAGGTTGTTCAAGGCTATTGGCTGACCCATAAACACATTGATCAGGCTGTCTCGATCGCCATTGTCCAGCTCTGGATTAGTAAGTGCGTAGGTAATTTGGTCGAAGTTAGGTTGCGGATAAGCTCTGAGCGCCAAGTAAAACGCGGCTTGATCCTCCGCGTCTGCCTGATGTTTGATTGTTGTGCTGATGATTTGTGCTAATTCTCCATAAAGGCCAATTGAAGCCTCATCTCTGTCGCTGACTTGGCTGCCGCTGTTAGTGCCGTATTTAATTGTTACGTCATTGCGCACGTCACCAGCTCTGGTTTTTATCGTTATGCCGCGCCCTAGCGCGTGATTGGCTGTGAGATCCGTATAACCATTGGCAGCCAGATAAGTTGTTCTGTGTGTTGAATCTGCATAGCCAATAAGGCCGTTTGCGTCCTCGTAGATGTAGCCAAGGCCAGAAGTAGCCAAAGCTGAGACAAGTTCATAAATAACAATTCGAGATGATGAACGCTGTGCCAGCTCATAATTGCCCGGCCTGTCTATCTCGCCCAATCCTGTGTTTCCTGCATTTGCCCAAGTCTCGGTTGGATCATAAGTCGCCCACGTCAGCGCAGCTGGTACTTGTTGCCATTGTGCAAATAACACCTGTGACAAAATTGTATAGATTTGGTCGCCGTCAAAATCCTGTGTCAAGACGCCGTTTGTAAGCGACTTTTGCAGCCTTGCCAGAGCGCCCAAGGCAGTAATTGTCACCTCTTGCGTGTACGCCGTCGAGCCGACCTCTGAGACGCTTACAGCTATATCAACAATTGAACCGCCAAAGATAGGTTTATAGACGGCCGCTGTATCCTGAACCTCAACGGATAAGGTGTCATTTATTTCGTAGTTAATTGCGGCTTGATTGAACACAATAAGCGTAAGAGAGCAATATCCGGCTTGCGCCTGCTCATAGATGTTTGTACGCCCAGAAGTAATGTTTAGGCTGGCCAGCACTGAGTCTGTGACGTCAACGCCAGCTATTTTTACTCGCCAGACTGGCGACCACTGTGTCATGATCGAGCTAATGCAAAAGCGTTTGCCCCGCCTGTGCCTCTGTAGAATGAATCATTTAAAGTGTTGACAATTGTGCGCGCTGTTCCTTCTGCGTCAATTGCGCCATTGACTGTCAAGTTAATTCCAACCGGATTAAACGTGCCAGTTCTAGGCGTTACGTCATAACCGTTTGTAATACTTGACATAAATGCCGACCCACTTGAAGCACTAGCAGCACCTTTTGCAGCTGCCGCTATACCGCCACTGCCGCTTGATGTTGAACCTGATCCGCCAGATACGGTTGGCACGTTAACTGTCGGCACTTTTGATGTAGAGGTAACACTTGGCACTGAAACCGTTGGAATGTTAATGCTTGGGGCTGTAATTTTGGAGACGTTAGGCAAGAATGGCACTGAGTTATACAGACCAATCAAAACGTTTATGCCTTTAACAGCTCCATTGATGAGCGTGTTAAGGCCGCCTATGACTGCCCCGATTACGTTAATGACGCCGCCTGCAATTTCGCCAACTACTTTAAACGCTCCGCCTAATACTGTGACCAGTACAGGTACAACATATTTCTGAATAAAATCAATAAATAACGTAAATTCCGCTTTGTTATCTTTAATTGCGTCTGTGATTGGCTTGAAGAAATCTGCAAATTTGCCCAGTGCTGGCACGACTTTGTTGACAATAAACTCAACTAGGCTCTGGATTATTGGAAGCAAGCGAGCGCCAATGGATTCTTTTGCCTCGTCAAATGTAACTTTAAGAATCTCAAGTCGTCCAGCAAATGTCTTAGAGTTTTCAGCTGCCGCACCGCCAAAGAGATCCGAGAGTTTGCCCTGCACTTCTGTAAATGACATGGCCTTTAATTCCGCAGATGATAGGCCAATGCCTAATTTGCCAAGCGCAGCTGTGTTGCCGTCATAGGCTTTGCCTAGGCTGTTTGCAACGCTGTCAAGCCCTTTGCCTGTTGCTTGGCTAATGTCTAAAGCAAGAGAGAGAAGATCCTGAGCCTTTGTAACGTCGCCGGTTGAAAGAGCAAGGCGAGAGAGAGCTGGGCGCAGCTTGTCATCTGCTACGCCTGTGGCCAGTGATGTTTTAAGAATTTGCTTTTCAACACTGGCAATCATGTCATTTGTTGCGCCAGTTGCATTCTTAAGAGATGTGGCTAGTCGTATCTGCGCGGCCTCGTCCTCGATTGCAGCTTTAACACCGTCAACCGCGAGCTTTACCGCGTAAGCACCAGCGGCAGCCGTAGCTGCGGCAAACGCTAGCCCAGCCTTTTTGCCAAATTCGCCAAGTTTGCTGCTCGATCCTTCTACGTCAGCGTTGGCGCTATTAAGTGATTTTTTAAGTTGGTCAACGTCAGCAAGTATTGAGAGCTTGAGCGTTCTACTTTGTGCGACCATTTAGAATTCCTTTAGGATCTTGTCAAAGGCATTTTCCCACTTGGCAATGATTTCCGGCTGAATGGCGCGCAATGTTGGATAAATAAACCAGCCGTTTGAACCGCCTTTTGGCGCTGAGCCTGACCAAATTGGAAACTGTTTGTATTTGTTAGATCCAAACTCATTGCCGCCCCAGAGCTGTTTTGTTGTGCCGCCACCAGAGAATTTCTGACCTACAAAACCAAAGGATAATTCGCCAATCTTTGAGGACTTGGAAACTCTTGATCCGCGAGCAATTCTCTCAGCTGCGCGGCCTCGACTTGTAGCAGTGCCGATAATCTTGTCCTGAGCAAATTCTGCCAGAGCACCAGAAGCGACTTTTGCTTGGACTGTAGCTTCTTCGTCCATTGCTTTGAAAGCCCCTAGAACGCGGCGCAAATCAGCCTTGTCATAGGCAATCTCAACGCTGTCCGTCATGTTGCTTCTCCAATATCTCAAGC